AATCAATAGTTAGGATTGCGGATGTGGCCTGAGCATCATAAGTATCACCAGCAATGGTGAATGTGATATCTCTGCCGGTCACGATAGTTGTTGGCATGATTTCTCCTTAGTTGGTGTAGTAGGTGCTAACTTGTAAATCGGCAATGAGGTATTTACCTGCACCGACTTCCAATGATTGAGGTTGATTTACATCCCCGACTTCATATCCATCGGGCATTGTGCTGATGATGTCAATCATCAATTGTTCTAGATTGTCCAAAGCCGCTGCGTTGTTCATATAAGCAACAACACCGGTAACAGTTAGATTGATTTTAACTTTAGTTGTTGCGCCATTAATTAAAACGCTTTCCAGATACGGCGTTCCCGGGATTAAAACAATGCTTGGGCTAGTCATTGTCTCTGGAATGCCATTATAAACATTGGCAGCAATTGTTGAAAGTGTTGTTTGCAATGGTGTTCTGATGTCAGCTTCAATTGTCATTGGCACATTGCCTCAACATCCAAAAATGGCCCAAGTAGCCCAACGACTCTATTTGTAAGGCTTCGGCCTAAAATAAATGGTTGCGGCTGGAATGTGTCTGACATAATTTGATTGCCGGGAGCTGTGATGCTTTGGAAAATCTCAACCGAAACAACCAAAATTGCGTTTTCAATGGGTGGTGTGCTTGCATAAAGTTGTGCAGCTGATGATCCGCTCAATGTAGCTAGTGCGCTTGGAATAAATGGCAATGGATATGTGCGATCCGCGGCAGCTGTGGCCGCTGTAAATGTAAATGGCTCAATACGATCATCGGTGACTGTGTAAGTGCCATTATAGATTCCGGCCCCGGTAACAATGACAGATTGCCCCGGCACGAAATAATTTGGCCGGATTGTGGTGAAATAAATGACGGCATTATCCACATTGGCAAAAGTCACCGATGATTGGTATTGCGTAAGTAAAGGCAAAATTGTTTGCTCGGCCGAATCAATAAATGAATCAAGCTGTGCATCAGAATATAAAGAAACCGAGACACCAAGAATGGATCGTAGCTGTGAGGCTGTGACTATTGCTGGCATCTCGGTTCCTTTCGTGTCAGTAGCGTTCGGGAGCGACCGCTACCGATAGTGATTTGTTAGTCGGCTCAGGTCTGGTTCCAGCATGCGCCAAATGGAATCTTTGGAGCAATTGCTGCATAGCCGTAGTAAAGAATGTCAATGGTTCCATCGCTCTGGATTGCTGTGCGCAATGTAAAGCGTGGTGACTCATACCATGTCCAAGCATCTGGATTAATAACAGCCATTGAGAAATCTCCGGTTGATGTTGTTCCGCCAGCGTTACCAATTGAGCGAGAAACAAAAAGATTCAAGCCCGGTGAAACTACACCGCGCAAGCTATCTCCTCGAACATTTCCAGCTGCATTTGATGGCTGTGCTGCGTTATATAGCGGTGCGCCATTGTCGTTGTAACCCATGATATTCGCCCATTGTCCAGGAGAAACAACGATGTTTCGAGCAAAACCAAGTGATGATCCATAAACAGCTGCTGCTGCTTGTGATGTGTAAGCCAAGAATCCGGCTGCTGTGTTTGCATTAACGCCAGTTTGCTGACCTGCACCAAAAATTGTTCCAACAGCAAATTCATCAGTTACCTTTGAATAAGCAAATTCAAGATTCTGGAGGAGAGCTGTCAGATATTCTGGACGGCTGCGGTCAATGAGCTCAACCGTTGAGATGGCGCGACCTTTAAACGATTGAACAGGTACGCTCAAGAATGTTGCTGAAAGTGATGAATCTGTAACAGCTGCATTTTCTGCAACATTGGCCACAGTCGGCACAGCAGTAACGCGAGGAATTTCAAATGTCATTCCTTCGCCCACAAGCGTTTCACGGCTTAGCGCATCAATCATTCCGCGATCAGCGTTAGCCAATGCATTAACAATCTGTGTGCTTTGTGGTGTTGGCACCATTCCGGGTGCTGTTCCTGTTGTGTTATCTGCTGCCTTTACATATTGGCGTGAATCCTCATCATGAAGAATTGTTGCCTTTAGATAGTGCTCAAGGTATGAAACCTTTGACACAATTGGTGATCGTGGAGCTGTGTAATAGGCAGGTCGTGATGCCTGTACAGCCTCAGCTGGAGCCTCTACCGGTTCAACGGCAGGAGCGGTGTTTTCGGTAGTGTTATCCACTTTGTCTCCTTCATTTGGGTTTGATGTCTCTGCAACTATTTCAGTTTCAGAATCTTCTGATGCTGCTACTTCTGAAACGCGTGCAGATCGCACGGCTGGTTCAGTAACAAGTGCCACGCCTTTTAGCTGGCCATTCAAAACTTTCATTGTGCCATCTTTTTGCATTTCATAATTATCAACAGCCAATTCAATGCTAAATCCATCGCGTAAGCCTTCCATTGCTTCTGTAAGCGCATCGGTGCCGGCTGTGGTGTTAGCAATCTTGAAAGTCGCTGTCATTTCTTTATCATTCACACTCATAGCAATGCTCTTTCCAATTCGGCGTGTGTTGTCATGCTCAAGGTTTAAAAAAACATCTTGAGGCACAATTGATCCACGAGCAAAAGTGACCTTGCCTGTGCTGGCATTTGCTTGCTCGTTGAATGCAACTATGCGGCCGGTGATTGTCCGAGAATCGGAATCAGCTGCCGTGATTTCCATCGGTGTTGTTAGCTTCATGAGATCATATCCTCCATTTGTCTAATTTCATCGGTAGTAATTGCTCCGATGTCAAATAAAATCTTGTAAATCTCTGCACGCTCTTTTTCTGATCCGCGCAAATAAGCCTTTAAATCAAATTCAACGCGCTGTGTTGATGGCGTAAAATCTGGCATTGAAAGCCGGCTGGTCAAGCTGTTCATCAACGGAAGCAGCGAAAAATCCAAAAGAGTTTGACGCGCCGTTTGGGCGTTTTGATAGGTCATGGATGATCCAGTCGGCGCATCAATAAAGTAAGCCGGAATGCCAACGGCACGGGCTAATTCTGTGGCAATTATTTCGCGTGCTGCGTTTAGGCCAATTTGCTCCGGTGTGAAGCCAACAGTTTCCATTGTGATGTCTGCATTGAGAAATGCCGTTCCGCGATTTCTGCGAGCCGCGCCCCAAGCATCAAGCAATTTTGCAATGCGATCTGCTGGCAATGCGGTGCCATTTGATTTTAAAACCATTGATGGCACAGGTTCGCGTGCATACATTGCGGCAGCTCTTTCAAGCTCTGCACCGGCGCGAATTGTGCGACCGGCTCTATTCAACAGACCTTCATCATTGCCATAAAACACAACAAGCGAACCAACGCCGGTGTCTGGCACTTGCATCCCATCAACTGTGTAATACTCAATTTGAGTGCCTTTATCATTTAAAAAAACACCAACACGATTGGGAGCAACGCGCCACATTTCTCTTACTCTAAATGTGTCAGCAAAAAGCGACATCACCTGAAAATATGAAAATCCTGTGAATAATAAATCCTCGCACGCCCATACCCAACTAACAGCCCCCGGCACTCTGCGATCTGGATCATCAATCACAATGGGCTGGTCAATAATTGTGCCGGTAGCTTTATCGCGCGTAATAAGCGGAATTGTAGCGATGGAATTACAAATCATGTTTCTAGCACGAGCAATGGCTGGCACAGACATAGCTTCTTCGCGAGTAGCCAAATAATCAGCTCCACCAAATGGATAAAACGCATCTAATGTTGGAGCTGGCCCGATTTGTGCAGCAACATCAGCACCGCGCGTTGGCGCGATTGTTTCAATGGTGCGTTTGCGGTCAAATAATCCCATGCACCCATTTTCTCAAAATGTCAAGCATCAACCCACTAAAATGTCTATTTCCGTCTCTGGGCGTGTCGCGAAGTGCGTGCATAATGCAGCGGCCACAGCGGCGGCCACGGCCGTTCCGCTGGCACGCCTTCCGATAACCCATCCACCATCGCCTTTACGCAATCGCACAGCTGAAAGCATTTGTTCAGTCAGCGTTGATTGATTTCGGTGTTTCAAGCGACCAGAATTGATGGCACCCAACAATTCATCGCATGCTTGCGGGTAAGCCGAATCCATGTCATGGATTGGGATACCGGCTGGCACCATACGCGCGGCAATGGCTCCGGTCGTGCGCCGTGAGTAAAGCAAATACTCAATAGGATATTTTCGGCAATAAGCGGCTGCATCATTAGCAATTGCACGATCATCAAGCTGAATTGTGTTTTCCCATGTGTGAAGCAGCTTTACCACAAAACTCTCTGATCCAAGCTTTTGCGCTCCCACAAGTGCTGCATTTTTTCTGTCCGGTGAAATATCAATCGCCATCCATGTCAGCTTGTCAATGTCGAGGTCAATTGTTTCATCTCCACAGGCTTGCCACTCTTTGGCACCAATAACGCTTGAGATTGTCTGAACCCAACGATTTAAAACCTCCGTCATTACTACATCGGGAGGATCATTGAAAACGGCTCGGATATTGTCTGGGTGAATTGTTATGTTGAGGCCCGGATTTGCAAAAGCCGCGTTTTCCAATGAGATTTCGTCAGTAGGAGCAGACCATTCGAAATAACCCACATTATCGTTTGCCCCACTAGCTGCCGCCAATCCGCGCTCGCGTAATTGGTTGAGCACAATGCTGTGACTATCACCGGCCGTTGAAAAGCAATTGACCTGTGGATTTTTGGCGGCCATCAATGTGTATCGCATTGCGGCAAATGTCTCCATGTCGTGCAGCTCTCGGATTTCATCCATGTGGATGCTTTCCGGTTTGCTCAATCCACGGGCAGCTGACCCACCGGCTTTGATAATAAAACGCGATCCTTCCAGCGTTTCAATTTCTTCGGCTCCATGTTGCCACCTGATGCGCTTGACCCGTTTTGCCAAATCGTCATTGCTTTCAATAATCTGCACGATTGCCCGAAATTGCTCGAGCGATGTCACCAGCCGATGAGCTGTGGAGACTTGCAAGCTCTCGCGCCAATGGAACAAGCCCATAAGGATGCGAGCCATCATGTAGGTACTTTTGCCATTTTGTCTTGCAACAGTCGCAACTGAAATTGGGTGATGGTAGCGGCCATCGGGTTTTACCTTGAGTGAATGCTCGGCCAGAAACTTTTGCCACGGCATAAAGCCGCCTTCAAT